ATACCCCCCCCAAAATTGGGGGGAGTACCCCCCCCAAAATTGGGGGGAGTACCCCCCCCAAAATTGGTACCCAGAACCATAAGAAGAACCCCCAAAGGAATCCAAAGGGAGAAATCCTTACTTTTTCTTCATTTTTTTCTTCAGAAGATTTTTTTAAATACGTAAAAGATTTAATAGCGGTCACAAAAAAGAATCCCCTTGAACAATTAACAGAAGAAGTGATTTTTTATGCTGATAAGTCGAAAGGAAAACGGGATCAAGTTGAATCGGTAAAAATGGCTGTCCATCTCATAAAAAGCGGTCAGTGGAAAACGCCTAATGGTTTTAAGGGAATTACTTCGAAGTCGATAAAAGAAAAAGAAGAAAAATATGAAATAGAAAAACAAGAGCAGATACAAAAAAATGCGGCAGTCGATAGCAAGGTGGTTAATTTACTTAAAGAAATTGTGGTTAAATCGCCCCAAATGACTATGGCAGAAAGATTAAAGATTTATAGAGAACAGATAAGTGCTAACTAAACATCAGTGCCAGAAAATGATATTCAACTGCGCTGTAAAATTTGGAGTCTCACCTAAGCTCATTTCAACCCGCTTGCTGAGTGAGGAAGATAAGGGAGACATGTTAGCTGGTCATTTATCGGAAGAGGCGCTAGAATGTCATATTCAGGTTTGGAAGGTTGCCGGAATGCCTGATATTGCGCATGGGCTTTATGAGAGATATAGGCCTAATTATTAACTTTTAACGAGATAGGTTTATTATGCAAAATGGACTTGTAAAGTGGTTTAACGAGGGAAAGGGATTTGGATTTATTTCTTCCGAAGGCAAAGATTATTTTGTTTACTTCAAAGAAATTCAAACTGACGGCTTCAAGACGTTGAGGGAAGGACAGAAGGTGCAATTTGTTGCCGGAACATCCCCAAAAGGCGCTTGTGCTAAAGAAGTAAAGGTTCTTTAAGGAAAAAAGCTCACAGTTTATGCCGTGAGCTTCAGCTTTTACAAATTAACCTTGGTTAGGACGTGCAAAATCCTGGCTATAACAGCTCCCAACAAAATCATTTCCCAGAATTTTAGATTTACGCGTTGAAGTATCATAAACATCAGTCCAGAACCAATAATTGTATTTGCGATGTGATCTATAATCAAAATTTCATTTCCTTATTTGCAAAAACCAAGGCAAAGAAAATCCCAATATGCCTCCTTCCCACCAAGACAAATCAACGTGGTTATTTATAACCGTTAGGATTCCGATGCCAATTAAAATTTTTAGTAAGTATTCCGTCCAATGCATTTTGCTCCTACCTCTCAATTTTCTCATAAAGTTTTAGATATCTACGGCAAAAACCTGCTAGACTCTCCGCCGCGAATGGATGGATACACTTTTCGATAATTTGTTCCCCGCCTTCGTTTTCTACTTCAAGGATGAACCCGAAGCTTTTGTTTTTTGCTAACCAGACTGAATGGTCATCACCCATTAAATCGGCTAAGCTTAAATCTTCAAATGTTCGCGAGGTGGGTGACTCGTCCTCACCCTCCCATGGATTGTACGATTTCTCATCGCTAATTCTGCATAACATTGTCATTTTATTCTCCTATCTTTAAAAGCTCTAAATTGTGGTCAAATTTAAATTTAATACAAAAAGTTTTGCCTAGGTATTAAGATATCCTGATTTGCATAAATTTACCCCTGCAAATAAGCCGGCAGCATATCTTAATGCCTCAAGCTTGCTATAAAATGAATTTTTACTATGAACATGCTCTCCTTTGTAAAAAATATCTACCTTCCAGGTGTCTTCATTTTTCTTGTAAATTTCATATTCGTAGTTCATTTTTTCTCCTTTTGTTGTTGATAGATTCATATTATCTGGTAATTGTTGTCATGTCAAGTGTTGGCATAATGTTTTAATCAATTTGAACTTTTCATTCCATGTGCTATCTTAGTAAATAAGCGACAAAAGGACTTTTTCGCTATTATTAATCGATTAATAATTTACAAGGAGCGCTTAAAATGAGCGAAGTCAAAGATTACACAGAAGAGAAAGAAGATACTCATTACAACGGGGTTCCTTCTATGTACGGAAAAATGGTTGATCAACAAAATAGAATGCAACCTAAATATTGTATGCCAGGTGAAGCTGGTGGCGGCATGCGAGGCGAAAAACGTAACGAGCAAGCAGGCCCTTAAGTTTGACACTACATGAGGTTGCGATGGGCACACCCAATAAATACAAGCCAGAACTATGCAGTAAGGCTCTTGAAGTCCTTAAGAATGGAGAGAGCCTCGCTGCTGTTTGTTGCGAACTTGATATCACCAGAGAAACTCTTAGACTATGGCGAGACGAACATCCAGAATTTAGGGAAGCCATTGATAGAGGTCTCCAGCACGCCCAGCGCCACTGGGAGCTAATAGGTAAAGATGGTGTTGTCGGAAATTATGAAAAGTTCAATGGTGCACCCTGGATTTTCACTATGAAAAACCGCTTTCGGGCAGATTATGCAGATGATAAAGAAGACAAAAAAGATGATGATAAAACTGTGTTAGAGAAAATAATCACCGGTGAAATCAAAATAAAGCATGATTGATATTTATGACTTACAGCAATTTGCGCCCCAATTCTTTAAAATTGCTGACAAATCTGGAGCCTTAAGACCTTTTGAGTTTAATAGAGCTCAAAAGCATGTCCACGCTAGATTGCAAGAACAACTTTCAACACTAGGATATGTTAGGGCAAATATCTTAAAAGGCAGACAGCAGGGCATTAGCACATATATCTCGGGCAGATTCTTCCATAAAGCACTCACGGTTCCCGGCACGCAGGCATTTATTCTTACGCATATGGGCGATGCGACTCGCAGCCTTTTCGCTATGACAAAACGTTACAATTCAAACCTTCCAAATGGTCTCGCTCCAAAGCCTGACAAAGACAATGAAAACCAACTCCTATTTAACAAAATAAATTCTGGATATCGCGTTGGTACTGCTGGCTCTAAAGAGATTGGGCGCTCGATGACAAATCAGCTTATGCATCTATCTGAGTATGCTTTCTATGATAATCATATAGAAATCAAACGAGGTATCGAGCAGACTGTGGCAGATATTCCCGGCACTGAAAAAATCAAAGAGTCTACAGCCAACGGTATAGCTAACGCATTTTATCTAGATTGGCAGGACGCTAAAGAAGGTAAATCGGATTATATAAATATTTTCGTGCCGTGGTACTGGCAGGATGAATATACCCGTGATGCAAAGGGTTTAGCACTTACTCCGGAAGAAGAGGATTGGATGATGCTCTATGGAAATGATGGGCTAACGGCTCGTCATCTCGCATGGAGGCGCTATAAACTTGCGGACTTCGATGGTGATTACGGGCAGAAATGTAAAGGCTTTGGCCAGGAATATCCTTTTACTGAAGAAGAAGCGTTTATAAACTCAATAACAGATACATTTATTACAGTTGAGCCTGTGCAACGTGCGAGAAAAGCTACAGTAGAATCAACAAGTGCTTTAATTATCGGAGTAGATCCAGCGCGTGGCGGAGTAGATAAAAGCGCCATTACTTGGCGCAAAGGTCGCTGTGCTACAAAATGCGAGGCGTATAAGGGTTTAGATACCATGCAGCTTGTTGGTAAAATTAAAATGATTATAGATAAAGACCATCCGCATAAAGTTTTCATTGATTGCATTGGGTTAGGTGCTGGTATAGTAGACAGATTAAATGAAATGGGATATGAGCAGGTAATTGGCGTGAATGTTGCACGTGCAGCTAATAATCCCGACCAATTTCTAAACCTGCGTGCTGAATTATGGTATGAAATGCGCGAATGGTTCAATCAAGATATGCCAGTGCAAATACCTGACGACCCTGAATTACAAAAAGAGCTTTGTGGGCTTGGTTATGATTATAATAGCTCAGGACGTTTAGTAATCGAAGGCAAAAAAGATGCTAAGAAAAGGGGCATGAATAGTCCTGATAAAGCTGACTCTTTAATGCTTACATTTGCGTATGGACAACATGCGGGCACTATTGCATATCAGCCTAATTTTATACCTGAGCATACGGCCGGGAGATTGATTTGAAGATAGGATAAAAAAGTTCAGCTCAAAAACGATTAAAAGGATTTAATCATGGTAAAGAAAGCAGAGAAAATTGCGCACGAAGCGCGCTTGGCTTGCGAAAAGTTTAGAGAAGGCTTTAAGTGGAATATTGACCAATATCATGAAATGCATACTTTTGTCCTCGGCCAACAATGGACTGATGAGGAAGAGGATGACATGATTAAAACTTTCCGAAAAGTGCCCATGGTCGCCAATAAACTTGGTGCGATGGCAAACTATCTGCTCGGAGAAATGCAACAACATACTCCTCAAATCCAAGTTGTTCCAATGTCAAACTGCGATGAGCGCACCGCACATTTACGCGAAATCATGGTTAAAGATATTATCTTTTCAACGGATGCCACAATAGCGATACAGGTTTCAGCCGGTCAAGCAGCAATCGGCGGCTACGGCGCATATTATATTGGTACAGATTATTCTCATAAGCGGTCTTTTGAACTTGATATCTGCTATGGATGGTTTAAAGATTCAACACGTGCATATTTTGACCTGGGTGCGGAAACCCCTTCAAAAACTGATGGGATGTACTCTGGTTACATTACTCGCATGGCGCGGGAAAAGTTTCGAGAAATCTACGGCAAAGAATTAGAAGAAAAAATCCAGAAGATATTTTCTGCAACTCAAAGCGCTGATGAAATTGCCCTAGCAGTACAGCCTGATCAAAGCGAAGACCCATTCACTTGGGCAGATGGTGACGGAATTACTATCCTTGACCATTTCGTGCGTAAGTACGAAAAAGACACTTTATACAAATTGTCCAATGGCAGGTCATGCAATCAAGAAGAGCTCGATGAAATAATTGAAAAGTCACGTGATATGAATAATCGCTTAGCAAATGCACGCGAGCAAATGTCTATTCTGCAACAGCAACAGCCACAACAAGCTCCACAAATGGATGATTATGGCAATCCAATGCAACAAGCTCCTATTGTGGCTGATATGAATAATCCTGAATCACAAGGCGTGCCCTCAATGGGCGATAATGCTGCTATGCCTGAGACGCAAATAAATAATGCACTCGAAATGTCAGAGATGGAAGAAGAATTTGATGACGAAACTATGACTCTTTGGGAGGATGGAGAACCAATAAGAATAGAAGATAAAAGACCGTTTAAATCTTATAAAATCTGGCATTATAAAATAGCGGGCGATTATATTCTTGAGGAAGGTGAGTTTCCAGCAGACCAATTGCCAATAATATTTGTTGATCAAAACAGTTTTTACGATAAAACCGGCAAGCAAGTTTGTCGCTCTTTCTTCGGAGATTGCCGCGATACACAACGCTATATCAACTATATCCGCACCCAGTCAGCTTTTATACTGAAAATATCTCGATATGACCAATTTATAGGCTCTAAAAAGAATGTTCAGGGTCTTGATACGCAAAGAAACTGGCGCGATCCAAATGCTGTGCAGGGCTTACTTGCATATGATGAGTCCCCATCAGGCGCTAAACCAGAACAGCTAAGACCGCCTGAATTGTCTGCATCTTTACTACAGCAGTATGAACTTGCAATACAAGATTTATATCTAGCAACAGGACTATACCCCACCCAACTCGGACAACAAGGCAATGAAATATCTGGCGATGCAATTGATTCCCGAAGTCGTCAAGGCTCCTATGCTACTAGTTGCTTTCATAATTCCATCAAGCGAGCTGTTACCGCTGGAGGCGCTATCGTCAATGAAATGATTCCAAGAGTTTATGATTCTGAGCGTGTAATTACTTTATTGATGCCTGATGAGGGGATTAAAAATATTACAATAAATAAGCAAATGGATGAATACGGGGAGCTAATCGAAAATGACATCAGAAAAGGAACTTATGAAGTTAGACTTGTTGCTGGTCCCAGTTACGAAGGCCAAAAAGCCGAAGCCTTACGATCCTTGCGTGAAGTTCTCCAAGCCGATCCTGAAACATTTCGAATGGTGGCCGACCTCTACGCCGACAATCTACCGTTAGCCAATAATTTAGAAATAAGAAATCGATTAAAGACATTGGTTCCCCCGGGAATCATTCAAGCCGGTAAAACCGGAAAAATGCCCCAGGATGAAGGCGCTCCAAATCCTCAGCAAATGATGATGCAAATGCAGATGCAACAACAACAGCAAGAAATGCAATTGAAAGTTAAAGAGACTGAATTAAAAGAGCAAGAATTAGAATTGCGCAAGCAAGAGATAATGTTGGAGGCGCAATTGAAACTGCAGGAGCTTGAAAATGAGCGCTTGCAAAGTGCTGCACAAATCAAGGAGCAAGAATTACGTTATGCTGCGGAAACACAAAGAACGGAAAGTGACCAGCAAATTGCACATGCAGATAATCTGGTACGAATGCTGACGCATAGCCCAAAGCTTTAAAAACAAAAACATGAGAGGGATTTTATGGCTACAGAAACAAGCAGTATCGATGATTTATTAATGACTGGGTCTTCACCGTCTATACCTCCAGTTTCAGAATCCAATGATGATTATTCTACTCCAGACGACGCGCCATCAAATGATTTGGAAATCCCCGAAAAGTCGTATGATGAAGATTTTTATTCAACGCCAGAGGAAAGAGCTACAAAAGAAGAGGAGCCGGAAGAAGAAAGCATCAGGAATTCTGATAAAAAGGAGTCAGATTATGACGAGTATGGGAATTCTAAAGCTCCTTCTAAGACTTATACAGAAGAAGAGGTTAACGAGCGCATTAATAAAGCAATTCGCGAAAGGCTTGCTCGTGGCAATCATCAGACTCAAGAGGCGGCTCAACAACACGTCGCGCAAAAAGCCCAAGAATTTGAGTATGATGCGGACTCTAGTGAACCATGGGAGGCGCAATTAGAAAAATTTGTGGAGCAAACTGTTTCAAAAATAGGGCAGCGTCAGGCACAGCAGCAACAACGCGCTAATGATGAAGCGCAGCAAGCTATTTTCGAAGATAAGTTTACACGGGGTATGAGTCGATTTTCAGATTTTAGAGATGTTGTAGCATCACAACCTGTCACAGACCCCATGACCCATGCGCTGCGCGGACTAGACGACCCTGCGGGATTTATTTACGCCGCTAGTAAACGTCATCCGCAGGAACTTGCTCGAATATCTCAAATCCAAGACCCTTCCAGCCAGATTTTGGAAATGGGAAGACTAGAGGAGCGCATGCGCAAAGCCGCTCCCGGAACAAAAGCGCCAAAACCGGTCAGCCGTAGTAGAGATGATGGCACAATGCCTGAAGTTAAAAAGAAAACTGAACCGAGCATCGATGATTTGATAGCCAAGTCTGATGCAAAAAGAAAGGCTCATTTGAACCAGAAGCGAGGTAGATAATGGAGCATAAATTAGATGTAGAATTTAGAGCGTATTGTCATGATTTTAATTGCCATATTTCTTATAGGCTTAATGATTTTGAGCGAAGTAAACCAGAAATTTTAGCTGAAATCCTTAAGACTATTGAGAAACAAATGGAACAATTTATTCAACTTAAAGAGAAAGAAAAGGATAAAGATGTTAATTTGACAGATTGTTAATCACGTTCTAAGATGTTTTTAATCGCTGTACAGACGTGTATAGGCTTTCCGTCGGCCGAGTTATAAAGCAGTAAAAATTTAGGCGTGTACAACTGTCTCCCGCCGGACAAATGGTAGTTAGGAACTTAAGCAAGAAGCTTGAGTAATTAATAAACATTTGTTCGTCAGGGAGATAGAACAATGGCTAATATATTTAGAGAAACCCAGTATGTCCTGGATGACGTGTTCGTTCGATTTTGGAACTCATTAGCGTTTGCCAGGACAGCCAATAGAAACCTTGAAGGCGACTTCAAAAACCTACGTTTCGCAACCGGTCAAACCATTGATTACCGTTTAGAAGAAAGATATCTAGCCGGTGAAGGTGCAACAGCGACCGCAGAAGCTCGCGTACAGATTATTAGACCTCTTTCCATTACTAAACAATTCCGCACCATGATTGAATATACGGGTTTTAACCTAACATTCGATCGTGCGCGTGATGAACCTTATTTGGAAATGGCAAATGCTCCACGTGCTAAACGTTTGGCAAACTTGGTCGAAAACTTTATTGCTGATTCATTTCAGACAGAAGTTTATCAATCAGTTGGTACCCCTGGTGTTCCCGTAGACTTCAACACCATTCTTCAAGCCGATGCGCTAATGACACAGTTAGGCATACCTGAAGACGGTAAACGCTATTGTGGTACGCCTCCGCGTGTATCCGCAAGTCTTAATAACAACCTATATAACGTTTTCAACAATACTGTAAATACCGGTGCGTTGATTGATGGATTTATAGGCCACTTATCTGGCTTTGATTTTTTTAAGACTAACTTTTTGCATCGCCAAATTGCGGGTCTAGGTGAAGCGGGCGGAACTCCTCCGGCTGGTATGTTATTAGCAGGAACCGTCACCGGTGGCCCTATAACTAGCGGCAATACCATTTCTGTAACAGGCCTAGGGCAAGCTCCCGGCGCAATAGTATTCAATAAGGGAGATATTATCCAAGTTGACCCAGATGCTGGCGTCTACATGGTTAATCCGCTTACTTATGAACCTATTTATGAAGCACCTGCGCAATTTGTAGTGACCGCCCAGGTAATTTCAACTGATGGTTCAACAGCAATCATACCTGTTAATCCAACAATCATTGTGGATGGCGCAAGACAAAACATTTCTGCGGCAATACCTAACGGCGCACAAATGCTGCTCTATGCTGATCATAATGTTTCATTGGCTTATCACACTCAAGCAGTGGTTTTCGCAGCTCCTCCTATCAAGGAACTGAGAGGCGGTGTTGAAGCAGTTACTAGATACTCTGACCTGTACAAACTAGCAATGACCTACTCATTGGGTGCGGACATTCGTAACTATGAACAATTAGATCGTATCGACGTTATCTGCGGGGTAGCAATTAACCCTGAGTTTGCTGTGATGATTATGTCCTAAAGATGTTAGGCACCCTCTTAGCTGTGGGTGCCTTTTTTACAAAGGGGTTAAAGATGCATGTTGAAGAACCAATAGAGTTAGTAACTTATTTAGACAGAAAAGTACCAAAAAAAGGTTTTAGAGCATATATATATTCCAATGATGGACGAAGAAAACTTATTAATTCCTATGATGAATTCCTTACATATACCAGCAGTGATGATTGGTTTAGCACAAAAGAAGAAGCACAAACTAAGAAGCCCCGTAAAAAAACGGAGGGATAATGCCTTACACGTTCAGAGACTTCGCATTTCAAATGTATCGCCTAATCAGCGCTTCCAATCCTACGGTTCCATTACACGGGGATGATGAAAAACTTTGCTTGCAAGTCTTTAATCAGCTTATGCAATCTTATGCTGGCAATGGGCAAATGCTCACTATTGCTAAGACTGTAACGTGCCCAATTAATAACGGTGACCACACTATCAGATTTGTTAGCAATGACTATCCAACTGACACGGTTATGCGTGAACTGGTGATTCTCACGTTAAATTCACCATCTTTTACCGTGCTCGATGGAACCCTTTATAAAATCGGAGATACTGTTACAGGCAATGGAATTCCAGCTTTGACTGAGATTTTATCAATAGACGGGAATCTTATAACTCTGACAAACGACTCGACTATTACCGGGAGTTCTACTCTTACTTTTACCCAGCCAATAGTAATACCTGGCATTGTTTTTATAAAACAGGGTAGGATTGCGAATCTTGATAATGCGTGGCTGGAGCTTTCTGGTGTTACATATCCGCTTATAGATAAATCACGCGATGATTTTCTTGCAGCATGGAAATATGAGCCCTTAAAAGGGCTTCCGCGTTTTGCGATTGTATTTCCTGACACCGAATGGATAGATATACAGCTATATCCAGCACCAAGCCAATTCTTTGAATTTTTCGCTCGATGCAAATTGCAATTGTCGGCATATACAAAAGACTCTGATTTATCCAATTTGCCTCAATATTATATAAGATATTTATTATTTGCATGTGCGCGAGATGTTTGTATGTACAAAGGACGCGCTGATGCATGGACACAAAAGCTAGAGCAAATGTATATGGAAGCTTACGACATTATGGTTTCAACTTCAGAGGTTAACTTATCAATAACCGGCGATGAACAATCTTTATTAAATGGCGCTTGGCGCGTCAGGGCGGGTATTTGATGGCTATTCAACCGCTTCCAATTTTTTGCCATTACGATGTGCAGCGCTTTACACAATTCGGCTCTATGGACTGCGCGAATTGGTATGGAATAAAAGTAGAGACAGGAAAAAAGCAACAAGCTTTATATCCCGCCATGGGCAGAAAACATGTGCGATATCTTAATGAAAATCGGCTTGTATTTAATACAGAGCCGCGAGATATCTTCAGAACTATTAATTATTTGTATGTAGTAGAAGGAACCCAGGTAATTGCTTATGATCCGTTCTTTAACGCACAAATATTAGGAAGCATTTCGCTCACGGGCGAGTTATGGTTTGCTTATTTGCCTGTCGGTAATGCAATTTATGCGTTGCTAACAACCGGAATAAATATATACATTATAACTGAAATTGATACAACAGTGACAATGACTGTTTGTACTGATACTAATGCCCCAACAAAGCCTCAGTATGTAGCCGCCTTTGGTAGCAGATTTGTTGTGAACCAAATGGGAACAAACTTAAATTATTTAACGCAAATAAACTTAGGTAGCTCTCCTCCGGTTGATCCTTCAAAAATCTTTACTATACCAGATGGCGGTTCTGGTTTTCCTTTATTTTTTAGCTCATCAGGTGTAATACGGTCTTATGCTGTCCTGCATTCACAGCTGTATATTTTCACCGATTTTACAACCGATATTTGGGCAAATATTCCTACGCAAATTGAAGTTGCTGGAGTAATTCGCGAATTTCCATGGAAAATAAATACATCCTATAACTGGGATTATGGGATGGCCGACCCTTTAAGTTTATCTGTGGATTTTGGTCGAATGGTTTGGTTAGGGAAAAATACTAGCGGCCTCGTTACATTTATGGCATCGGACGGTGGCCAGCCTGTACCGATTTCAACACAGGCTATTAATATTCTTTTACAGAATGCATCTAATACAGACACGGGTCTAAGCCCTTTCCTAAGAGAGACTACAGATGGTTTTCTCTATCAATATGAAAACACAATTTTCTATAGAGTTTCAGCAGGAGTTTTTGACGCTACAGAGCTCCTTGATCCAACCACATTCGCTAACTCCATTGAATATAATTTCGACACTAAAACATGGGGAAGAGTAATTGAACTAAATGGCAGTCGATGCAGAATACAAAAACACATTTATTTCAGCAATAAACATTTAGTTACAGTACAAGGTGACCCAGCTATCTATGAAATGGCAGGAAATTTATACTATAATGAGCTCAGAAATCCTGCACAACCTGATACGCAAGCCCTTGATGCATTTTTAAAATTCCCTATGCGTTACGAGCTTGTTACACCTCAAATTTTTAATGAAGATTACTCGGAATTCATAGACGATTATGTTGAAATCGATTTTGTGTTTGGTGACCAAACCTTTTATCGAAGTAATGCGCCTTTCCTTAACACTACTTTTATCATCGATGAAGTTGATGATGGACTCGTCCCACCTTCTCCTATCTATCTGGTCAGCGAAGACGACAAGTTCCTTATTGCAGAGGGTTCAAATACTCCCACTTTTGATGATAATCATTATAATGCCCTATTTAAGCCGCATATTGAGCTGTATTATTCTGATGATGGCGGCGTTTCGTTTCTCAGTGCAGATTTGCGAGAATTTAGCCCTTTAGGCGAATACAGATGGCGCATGCGTTGGTATGAACTCGCAATCAGTCGAAACCGATGTTACAAATTGGTTTGTGTTAGCTCTGCACCGATTGTAATTTTAGGTGCTGTACGTAATACGCGAAGAGCTAGCGGAGGGGCTAACTAATGTCTACAATATTCTTAGATAGAATTGATGCCTCACCGATTCTAAGTGACGTATTTGAGCCTCCTTTTGCTTCCTGGCTTGCAGTTTTAGTAAATGTTCTTAATGAAAATATTCAAGATATCCAAAACTATTTTAATCTTTTAGAAGCAAGAGGATATACATCCGCGGAAATCGCAGCATTATTTTCTGATGGGTTCTTAGAAAATGGTATGATTCTATATGATACAGATTTAGACGAATATGTTGGAGTACAAGGCGGCTCGTTGGTTAAATTTACAACGACAGCTTATCCATAAGGAGATGGCAGCATGGGATTCCTAGACAGTATTTTTAATCCTGGAAAGGGTTATGATAAAGCTCAAGAGGAGCTGAGAAAATATTATGAGCAAAGCCAACGTTATTTAGAACCATACAATAAAAATGGTCAGTCAGTTTTTCCTCAATATTCTGATGCAATGAATAAGCTTTTAAATCCTACGGCACTTCAGGATGAATGGTCAACAGGTTATAAAGAAAGCGATTTAGCAAAACAAAATGAAGCAATGGCAAGCCAGCATGGACTTAATGCCGCTCAAGCTATGGGGCTAGGAGGCTCATCGCCAGCATTGCAGGCTATTCAATCTGGCACTTCTGGAATTGTGGCTCGCGATAGACAGCAATATCTTGACGATATAATGAAAAAATATCTTGCAGGAATTGGGATAGGACAAGACATTTACGGCAAAGGTTCCAGTGCTGCCTCTCAGCAATCTACCAATGCAAATCAAATGGGCGAAAATTCTTCTCAATTAGCATTTAATAAACAAAATGCGCCTGGAGGATTATTTCAAACTTTGCTTGGTCTGGGTGCCGGTATATTTGGAGGGCCTATAGGTAGTGCTCTTGGAGCAGGGTTGTCCCAGAATTTTGGCTGGTCTCCTACCGGCAGTTATAATCCTGGGAGAACATAAATGGCCTTGAATATCCCGAATTATACAGAACTTCAAAATCCTTTATTGAAAGGGATAGATACTGGATCGACATTGTTTTCACGTTTAATGCAGCCTGTTCTTGAGCGTGAAAAATTAAAACAGCAAGCAGAACAATTCGCACAAAATATGGAATTAAGAAAACAAGCTTCAGCACGTGCAGGTGCTAATTCCGATATAAATAGACAAATATTAGAACAGCAATTATTGAAATTGCAGCATTCTAACGATCCGAATTATGAGTTAGAACAACTTCAATCGATGATACAAGCTTTTGGTAGTAACCCAACAGGACAGGAAGATGCGGGACAAATGCCAAATAATGTCCCAGAATCATTTTTACCATCAATAACGCAAGCACCTTCCAGCAATCCTACTGAAGAATTGCCTACTTTAATTACCGATTTGCCACAGGAACAGGTTAAAAATTCTAATGGCATAGATATGGAAGCAATTAAGAAAAATCCTCTTCTACGTAGCTGGTTTAAAAAACATTATGGAGTGGATCCGGCTGCCGGAAGTGGGCATACATTACATGGAGCGGCTAGAGATGCGGCCGACTTAGAAATTTTACGCAAAGAAGTAGGAGACAATTCTCCAGTTTATCAAAATGCATTAGCTGCATATGAATCAACTTTATCGGCTCGTAAAGATCTTAGAGATTTACGCGAGAGAACTAAACAAGGCCTAAAGCCTGGGGAAAAAGAATTCTTTGATCCTGAAAGCGGGACGCCACTAGGGAAAGAAATCCCTTTGACCGCAAAAGAAAGGGAATCAGAAGAAGGTAATATTTTATTTAATACACTTTATCCATTAGTTTATAAAGGGGCTGCCCCTTTCTCAGGAGAAGGTTCTATTTCCAGATTAGAAAATGCAGCAATAAACTATAAAACCGATCCTCAAGCTCGCAAATTATTTGATGATTTCCTTTTAGCCGAAAAAATGCTAGCGGCCGCTACAGTTAACGAAGCATCCACTTTGAAGGCAGGAAGAACAAATAGAACATATAACATGCTTAAAGAATCTTTAGATGCACAAGATATTCCGATACTAGTAAAAAAATTGATAAAACAATATCAGATACCTGCTAGCGCGCAATTAAAGGCTGGTATGAGATATCAAAAGGAGTTATCTGATGCGAGGCATAAAGCTAGAAAAGGTACTCCTGCTACTCAGAAACTATTCTACAATCCAGAATTGCAAGCTAAGTATGAAGAGCACAAAAATGAAGGATTGCCTCCAAAAAAAGAAAATGGTTCAGTGATAGTCATTGATCCAAATGGTAAGAGATTCGAAACTACCGAAGAGAATGCCAAACATTTACCCAAGGGGTGGAGTCATGGCTAAATCTAAATTTGATATGTCATTGCTTAGACCCATTGAAGAACAAAATGGCTTTAATCAAAGTCAATTAATGCCCATTGAGGAAGAAATAGATGAAGGCGCATATTTAGATAATATGCCTGAACCAGAAGGATTTCTGAAAAAACTACCCAGAAATATAGCTATTGGATTGGCGCACGCAGGTAGGAATTTACATAACCTTCCCCATGATGTAGTTCGAGGTTTTGAGAATTCAATACAATCTTTTGGAAACGATATTAATACGAAAGATTTGTTACCAAAGGAACTTAAAGAAGCTATGGGGAGAAAGGAAAAAAACTTAAACATTTCAGATTATTTACCTAATGACTTATCTTCCTATGCCGAGGCTTTTGGGCAGATTGGAGAAGGAAGTTTAATGGATAAAATTATTCAGAAAGGAATAGAACATTCGCCGGAAATTGCTGGTATAACAGGTTTAGCTAGATCGGGTTTAAGAAGATTCCCCGTTACTCAAAGAGGTGCGGCTCGTCAATTAAGAGAAGCTGAGGAATTAATTAATCAGCGGGGAATAAATAATTTCCAAATGAATATTCCTTTGTTACAAGAAGTGTCACCTTTTTTACCACGAACCCGTGCTACTGGCGAAATGATACAAGGAATAATTAATGGAGAGTATAGCCCGGCTTTTGCCCTGCAATCTCAAGTCGGGAAACATGCAAGAGACCTAGTGAAATCTCCCCTTGCCTCGGAAAGGCTTTTGGCTCCCAAAGCTCAGGAGCTAAAGCAAGCAATCTTACATGAGATGGAACAAGCATTAAGAAGCACCGGTCATAATGCGGAAGCGGATTTATTAAGAGGCGGTATTGAAGACTATGCAAAATATATGAAGTTTAAAGAGAAGGCTTGGCCAATATTAAAAAAATTAGGCATACCAACTACAGGATTAGCTGCATTGGGATTGGGAACAAGAAAAGGACGTGGAGTAATGACAAAGGCTATAGAAAATATTGTGGATTAAAAATAATCATAACCATAATGTTCAGCTTCTTTTATGTCATTCAATTCTTCACATGCATTAAACCAGGCTGGAATTGCCCATATAAGATAAAATATAAAAAGTGCTGCAAACATAATATTCTCCTAAAAAGATTATTATATTGCATGTATGACAAAAAAACAAGCATATAAGGATATAAGCATGACATTTATCAGAGGAAGCAATCCAATTTGGTTCGAAGTTGACCTAACAGCTCATGCTTTTGACGACACTTTTTACCTATTTATATTAGACAATGAAATCCCATATTCTCCTTTAACAGTATGGCAAGATCCTTTCGGAAATGTAGCTTGGACTAACCCCATAAGGTTTTTAGCAAATGGAACTCTTCCCAATAACATTTATTTTGATCCTGATGTGGTTTATAGACTTGAATTCAGACAAGGAGATACACAGGCCGATCCACTTATATATTTGGTTGAAAACTATGTTCCTGGTGTGGGTGGTGATATTCCTGTTGATGATACTTCTTTCTCTACTGATAACCAAATAAGTAATCCGCAATTTGCACTCATTAATTTCACTAGTCCTTTGACGCTGAATAGCATTAGCAGCCAAGTTATAAAGATTGCTCCGGATTGGTTTTTGAATTTGACGGGGTCAGGGAATGTTACTTTAACCCAAGTTTTATTAAATAGCTCAGTAGAAGACCCTACAAACGCCTCCTACGCTTTACAGATTCAACTAAGTGGAAGCTGGACAAATGTTTATTTAAGTCAAAGATTCGAGCAAAACGGGGTGCTGTGGTCAAATACCTTTGTTTCATCTTCTATCACAGCTTTGTCCGGTAATGCGCCGCAGAATATTTCTGCTATTCTAGTTGACTCCCAAGGAAATAGCCTTACTACTGTACTAAACACTACATCATTGACTGAAACATTTAATGTTTATGAAGGAGTTGGGGAAATAGGAGCATCAGTTAATACAGATTTCCCGCCCGGTGCATATATTGAATATCAGTTAACATTGCCAAATAATGCTAATGTCACATTGACAAGTGTGCAATTGATTTCGGGTGACGTTGCCATTACTTATCCTTATGAGCAATCAACTATTCAGCGCCAGATCGACCAAACCTACCATGATGCTTACCCCATTGTCCCCGTAGGAATGGTAATAGATTATTTTGGTTTTGGAACTCCAGCTCATTATTTCCTATGTAACGGGGCTACTAAATCAAGATTTACATATAATCAATTGTTTTCGACTTTGACTAATTTGGAAACAGTCACTCTAACGATGGGAACACCTACATTTAATGTTGCAAATGGTGCTCTATATGCGGTGGGACTTCCAGTTGAAGGTAATGGGATTCCCAATGGCACTACTATTATTACTATTTCAACGAATACAATTACTTTGAGCGCAAATGCGACAGTTACAGGCGCTAATCAGCTAAGATTCTTTACTGTGGGAAATGGTGACGGCTCTACTACATTTAATTTACCATCGCTTGCCGGAGCCGTACTTGCAGGCTCTGGTGGTACTCTTTTTTCAACAACCAAAGGGGTGGGATCTTCTGGTGGTGAGGCAACTCATACACTAACAATCGCTGAGATGCCAGCGCATACCCATCCACCCCTAGCACCTTCAACAGCATTTATTACGGGCGGAACAGGTGGCGCATCATCGGCTGGTACTAGTGTTAGTGCTGCATTAACAACAGGTTCACGAGGCGGCGATGGCGCACATAATAACGTGCAACCAACATTCTTAGCACAAAAAATGATACGATTCGAATAAGGAGATTTAAAAATGACGATTGCATGGAATGCTAATTATATAGAAACAATGCCTTTTAGTGATACTTGTTTTCAAATCGCATTGTCTACTGCATCTGAACAAAACATTACTGTCCCAGGCTCTCCAACGGAACAATATCAGGCATATTTTGAATATGCCTGTAATGCTAATATTTATGTTAGTAGAAATGTTCCTCCTGAATATCCTACTCCTGGAGCAACTGGAAGCCAAAGTTATTGTGAATTTAAGCCAAAGAAAAGATATGTTAGTGGAGGGGATATTATTTATTTTATTACTCCTGACGATACTGCATATTGCGGTGTTTCATTACGGAAATTACAAACTATGTAGTTAAATAGGAGTTAACTAATCACAAGGATTCGTGATGGTAATCAATACATTAAAATTCAGTCAAATGACTGCTGGCGGGGATTTAGCGCCCGACGAAAAGACACCCGGACTATTGGCCGGAGGTAATGTACTTTTTAACAATCCTTGGACTTTTTTAGCTCCTGGATCAACTGCTGATAGACCTGTACCAAGTTCTGAAATAAATGGACGTCTTAGATTCAATACGGATGATTTGGTATATGAATATTATGATGTGTTGGTTTCAATGTGGGTTGAGCTCTCTGGGAGTGGCACTGGTACAGTAAATCCAGGTACGGCTAATTCTATTGCATTTTATGCAGCTAATGGAACGGCAGTATCTCCTACAAATTCAGCTAATAATGCAGTTTTAATTACAAGCGGAATAGGATTTCCATCTTTAAGTACCACGTTGCCAACGGGATTAACTATTCCCTCAGCTACAATCACTTCTTCAACTGCTGCTTTAACCTCAGGGCAAGTTATTGCTGCTCCTGTGAATCCTACAGATATCGCAAATAAAGCATATGTTGATTCTTCTTTTGGAGCAGGTGTTACTTCAATTACGGGTACAACTAATCAAGTTATAGCGTCTGCGGCGACCGGAGCCGTGACTCTTAGTTTGCCCCAGGATATAGCAACAGGAAGCACCCCTACTTTTGCAGGCATGACACTTACTTCTATCCCTTTATCAGTATCTTCCGGTGGGACTGGATTTAATTCTGTTACTACGGCGCCCACGGCAACAGCATGGGCTGGATGGGATGCTAATAAGAACTTATCGGCTAATTCCTTTATAGAGGGATATGCCACTACAGCAACCGCCGCGGGCACAACTACACTTACAGTTGCTAGTGCAGCGCAACAATATTTTACTGGTGCCACTACACAAACAGTAGTTTTACCTGTAGTTTCAACATTGGTTTTAGGTCAATCATTTTTGGTAGTTAACCTTTCTTCTGGAGCTTTAACAGTTCAATCGTCAGGAGCTAATACAATTAGTGTTGTATCTGCTGGAACCTCCGCCAGATTCACCGTGATTTCTACCTCTGGAACAGGTGCGTCTAGTTGGAACTCTTCTTATAATGAAGGCGAGTTAATAATACCCGTGACGGTATCACAGGGAGGTACGGGACAAACTGCATTAACAGCATATACTTTGCTTGCAGGAGGAACGACTTCTACGGGTGCTTTGCAGCAAGTAGCAGCAGGCACTTCAGGCCAAATCCTCACTTCGGCAGGCTCCAGTTCTTTACCCGCTTGGGTTACCGGAACCGGGACAGGCATACCAGTTCTGCAAACCAGTCCAACTATCACTACTCCGATAATAGATTTTGTTAATAGCGCCGCTGCTACGCATATTCACGGTTTTACCAGTGTAGCAAGTGCAGTAAATTATATTATTTCTGGAAACTCAATATCGGGACATGCTCCGCAGATTGGAAGTGCAGGATCTGATACTGATATTGGGCTACTTTTATTCGCAAAAGCCGAAGGAACCGTTGGAATAGTAAGCAATAACACTTCAACACCATTTGCTATCTATAACGGGACAGCAAGCGGTGGGATGCCACAACATAGAACAAATTTTTTATTCTCAAATACAAATACGACAAATAATTTAACTTTTCCTGATGCTAGCGGTACGATACTTATGACCGGACAAGCTATAAACACTGTTCCGAGCATAGCGTTTAGTTCAACTTCAGGAATTATAGGAACAACTACAAATGATAATGCTGCGGCAGGAAGTGTTGGCGAGTTTGTTACTAGTGTTATTGGTAGCGGCTCTCCTGTCTCATTGAGTAACGGGACTGCGGCCAATATAACTTCGATTTCATTAACTGCCGGCGACTGGGATGTATGGGGTAATGTCGGATTTACTGGAAATGTATTAACAACCTTTTTTGCTGGAAGGGGATGGATTAGCACCACTAGTGCAACATCACCAGATCCTTCTCTATTTTCCCAACAAGTCTATCCTACGGGGCCAACCATTTTTACAGTTTCATTACCTGCTTTTGATGCACCAGCATTAAGATTTTCTTTAGCATCGACTACAACTATCTACTTATCTGTTTTAGCATCTTTTGCAACAAATACCTGTAGCGGGTTTGGTGGGATATATGCGAGAAGAGTTCGTTAAGTATAGAAAAACGTATATTCTTGCGTGATGAGATTAATGTGTTAAGATTATTTTTAAACAATAATAGGGAGTAAAGATGTCAGAAGCATTACTGGAACAATTGAATCAACAACGAGCACAATTTATCCAACAACGAGATTTTGCTCAAAATAATCTTAATCAGTTAATAGGCGCTATTTATGCCTGTGACATGATGATTGAAAAACATCAAAAATCTATAAATTCATCCTCAGAACTAGCCGGAGAACAGGGAAATGTCGAAGCTAACAACGAAGGCCAGGAAAGCAATACCTAAAAAAGATTTTGGACTTCCAGGGGAAAGAAAATATCCCATGGAAAATAAGGCTCATGCAAGAAATGCCAAGGCTAGAGCTTCTGAGATGGAGCACAAAGGAAAATTATCTTCTTCCTCAAAAGCAAAAATTGATGCGAAAGCAGATAAAGTTCTCAGGGGTAAAAAATGAATATTTTACTTAGTGCATTAATTAATCATTTTCTTTCCGTTGCTGAACAACAACTTGTTAATGACGAACCGGAAATTGTGGCAGCAATTGAACATGAATTGAAATTGTTAATTTCAAAGATAGAAAACTTGCTTTTAACAAAATCTAAAGTTGTAGATACGACTCCAGTTAAAACCTTTACCATTACAAACCAATAAGGAAATTATCATGGCTTCTAAAGAAAAGAAAATGGATCGTAGAGAAGATAAAAAAATGCTTGATAAGATGGAAAAGAAAATGGACAAAAAAATGGATCGAAAAATGGATCGAAAAATGGATAAAAAGGCTAAAAAAGAATGCCGATATTAGGAGATTATTATGCCTTTGAATCATGGTGCGAAAGCTCGCACAAAAAAAGGCTTTTCTGAGAATGTAGAGCGTGAAATGAATTCTGGCAAACCACAAAAACAAGCAGTAGCCATCGCCTATTCTGAAGCGCGACAATCTTCTAAAAAGTCAAAAGATAAAAGGAGATAAATATGGCTTACGAAAACGCACCTGTTAATCGCCAAGATAAAGATGGCGCAGACAGGAAAGTAAAGCCGGGTTATAATGAAGAAATAGATCGCGCTAAAGCTGCCCGCGACAATCAATTAAAAGATACTGATCCAATGATCGAAAAGGAAGGATTTTTAGGTATCGATAATCTGGACAAAATGAGACGTAGAAAAGTTAGATAATTAGTCATTATTATAAGGAGATAATTAAATGGCACAGACAGCGACTATCACTTCGATCAAGAGAGAATTTAACCTCT